TGACCGGGCAAACTTCGCAATCAGCGCAGCCAACCAATTCGGGTATCGTCGTCGCCAAGAATCCGGCTACTTCGACTCACCAAGCACCAGCCCAGGCGGTGACGTAACCCTCGGCTGCCTAACCTATGCAGCGACGCTTTACCGCGAGGCTGGCAGCGTTGACCAATTTGCATCATTTGATCCGATGGCCACCGGGGCACAAGTCGGCGGTTCATTCGGTCAAATCCTGCGACTGCTGGGTGTGAACAAACCACAGGTGGCATGATGTCGCTGTTCACTAACGGCTACGACGACCTAGTGACCAAGCTGGAAACCATCACCGGCTTGCGCGTGGTTGATGATCCACGAAACATCAACCCACCATGCGCCCTGGTGCAACCACCGTCAATCACGATGCACACCAACGTCATTGCCGAACTGTCATTCCAGGTGACGCTCATTGGGTTTGGCCCAGGGCAATACCAAGCCATGACCAAACTGCTCGACCTTGCCGACCTGATCAGGTCGGAACAAATTGGCCTGACCTCAGCTGTGCCAGCCCTTCAACAGATTGCCGGACAGGACTACCCTGCGTATCAGTTGACCATAAACACGAAACTAGCCCCATAGGCTGACTACACTGAATACCGGGTTGCAGCGACCCTTCAACGGAAGGAAACTGCACCATGACGACGACATATCTCGCAAACCCAACCATCACCGTAGGTGGGGATTCTTTGACTGACCAGTGCAAGAGCGCGGTCGTCACCGAAGCCCACGAATCGCTTGAGAGCACGGCATTTGGCTCAACGGCTCGCACCTACGTCGGTGGCCTTGAGAACAACCAGGTCGTCGCCACATTCCTGATGGCCTACGGTGTCGGCGAGACATACGAAATCCTTGAAGGCGTAGTCGGCACCCAGACCACCGTTGTCGTGGCTGCCGGAGGCAAGACCTTCACCGTGACCGACACGTACCTCGAGTCACTTGATTTGGTCAACGCCAACCTGGGCGAGCTCAGCGAAGTGCAAGCCACGTTCACTGGTGGCTCAATCGCCAAGTCGTAATCACAACTGCAGAAAGGCAGCGTATGAAACTGCATATCAAAGTCACGCATTCTGGACAGGCCCGAACGGTTGAAACCAGTTTGGCAATCATCGTGGCGTGGGAGCGTAAATACAAGAAACGCGCCGGTGATCTTGCTGGGGGTTTCGCAGTTGAGGATTTGGCCTTTATGGCATGGCAAGCCGGGTACAAGAAAGAACACGCAGACTTTGACAAGTGGCTGGATCAGCTCGAGGATTTGGAGGTCATCGACAGCCGTGAAAGCCACCCTACGGAGTAGGCGCTTATCGGCGCCTGCTCGGTGAGCTGTTGCTGACCACCGGGTATTGGCCAAGCAACATTGAGTTCGACACCGAGGATCTTGCTACCGTGATTCACTTGGCAGAGAAACGGAGCAAACACAGATGAGCGTTTCAGCTGATATCAAAGTCATTGGCATCAAAGACGCGCTCAAAAATCTGAACAAAATCAACCCCAAGCTGCGCCGACAAATCACCAAGGATTACGCCAAGATTGTCAAACCTGTGACTGATGCTGCAGTACAGGCAGTGCCTGAACTTGAACCAATCAGTGGCTGGGCTAGTGGCTGGCAATTTGCATCGGGCCACACTGCGCTGCAAGCCGGAGGCTGGAATGGTGTCAAAGCCCAAAAGATGATCAAAGCCAAGATTTCGACCAGGCGTGTCAAAGTGTTCCGTGGCCGACTTGAAAACATGGGTACGTTCCGTGTCGTGTGGACAGGTATGGCAAACACGGTGTACGACATTGCCGGTCGGCGTGCTCGAGGCCGTATCAGAGAACGCAGCCGTGTCGGTTCACACGGCAAGAAAGTCGGCACTGTCGGTGGCCCAACCATGGTTGCGGTTATGCGCGGCCGTTACGGTGGCGCTTCGCGTACTATCTGGCCCAGCTACGAGAAAAACAAAGACGAAGTATCTGATGAAATGCAGCAGCTAGTAGACGACTTACTCAAAGGCACGTTCAAGTAAAATCATCGTATGGCTGTATCACTTAGCATCGTCTCAGAGTTTGCTGGCAAGGGCGTTGCAACCGCCATACAACAGTTCAAGCAGTTGGATGGCACGACGCAGAAAGCTGCGTTTGCATTCAAGAAGCTGCTGATACCTGGAGCCATTGCTGCTACCGGGGCGATCGTTGCATTCACTAAAGGTGTCGTACCGGCGGTCAATGCAGCCAGCGACCTCGAAGAGTCAATGTCCAAGAACAATGTGATTTTTGGCGATGCTGCTAGCGCGGTCAGCTCATTTGCGGATGAAGCAGCCAGGGCGCTCGGCCAATCCAAGACTCAGGCGCTGGCAGCTGCATCGACATTCGGTACCTTCGGCAAAGCTGCCGGATTGGCCGGTCAAGAACTGGCCACGTTCAGCACCGACTTCGTGACTTTGGCATCAGATCTGGCATCGTTCAATAACACGACCCCAGAGGACGCAATCAACGCCATTGGGGCTGCATTGCGTGGCGAATCCGAGCCATTGCGCCGATATGGCGTACTGCTCAATGACGCAACCTTGAAAGCTGCTGCGCTTGAGCTGGGCATTTATGACGGCACCGGGGCATTGACCGCCCAGCAAAAAGTGCTGGCTGCACAAAAGGTGATCTATGAGCAAACCACAGATGCCCAGGGCGACTTCGCCCGAACGTCCGATGGCCTGGCGAACCAGCAACGCATACTGGCTGCACAAGTAGAAAACCTGCAAGCCAAGTTCGGTGAACTGCTATTGCCGGTATTCAAGCGTGTCGTTCAATACATCAACGACAACGTGCTACCGGCCCTGAATCTCATGATTGACGGCTTCAAGGATGACGGCTTGAGTGGTGCAATCGTGTACTTTGCTGCAGCATTTGGCGACGGCAGCACCGACATCCTGATTCGGGTTCGTGACCTAATACTTGGATTTGTCGAGCTGGAAAAGAAGTTCGTGAAATTGGCAGCACCCCTATTCGTGCTCATTGACCTGGGCCGAGCATTTGTAGACATGCTCAGTGGCGGTGACGGCGTAATCACCATCGAGCAGCAGCTGATTGACCGTACCGATGAAGTCAACGCAATGTTTGACAAGTTGATTGGCCGGGTAGATGCAGCAAAATACCGCCTAGATCTGTTCCGCAATTCGGCAATCAACGTCAATAACGCGCTCGTGGATAGCAATGCTCGAATGGAGAACTTCGGTCAGAAAGTCAAGGCCGTGGTGCCTGTTGTTGAGGAAACTGAAACAGGTGTAACTGGCTTAGGCCAAACAGTTGACCTGGCTGCTGAGAAAGCCAAGAAAATGGCTGCTCGAGTCAAAGAATTGTCAGATGCATTGGAAACAGAAATGGCTGATGCACTGAAAGGTGCTGAGGACAACCTTGCCCTGGCTGAAAAAGCATTTGACGACTTTGCCGGATCAGTGTCATCCGTCATTGAGGACACCATTGACTTCGCTGCTGCCCTAGAAAAATCTGGCGAGGAAGGTGGCAAATCATTCTTTGACGAGCTGCAAGACCAAGCTGACCGAGCCAAAGAGTTTGGCATTCTGGTTGAAAAGCTGCTGGCTGCCGGGCTTAGTGAAGAAGCGTTGAATGAGGTGCTGGCTGCAGGCGTTGACGCAGGCACCAGCATTGCCAAAGAATTGCTAGGCAGCGCCGAAGGCGTATTACGTGCAAACAAACTGGTTGAGGAGACACAAAAGATTGCTACGGCTATCGGTCAGGCTGCAGCTGCCAAGTTCTATCAGGCAGGCGTTGACAATGGCCAGGCGTATCTGCGTGGCGTTGAGGAAGCCATTGCTGCAGCAAACGCACGTATCTCGGGTGCCAAACGTCCAGCCGACATCAAAGGCGCTGGAGCTTTGTTTGGTGCAACGGTCGGTACCGCTGGAACGGCAGCCGGTGTGGTCAACAATTACAACATCGTGACTGAGACGATCGACCCAAGTGCATCAGCTCGAGCAGTGCAAAATGCTTTGATTGAAGCGAACAAACTGTACGGCCCACTCGATATTCAGATTGCATAGCAATGGCTGCCAGCATCGTCCAATCAGGTGACTACCTGCTCGAACTTGACACCGGCTTTGATTCAGCCAGTTTCAGACTTGACGACAGCACCAAAGGTGTCTTAGATAACACCACATACACGCTTGGCCCGTCAGCAACTAACTTTGCCGACATAACACAATACGCAACGGTCATCAACTACAACCGAGGCCGACGCAAACCCGAATACCAATTTGGTGCAGGCACCATGAGCTTCAGAATGCGTGACGAAACAGGCATCCTGGGCCCATATGACACCAGTAGCCCTTACTACGATCCAACAAACGATAAACCCGGTCTAGCACCAATGCGTCGAGTGCGTCTGAGCCGTGAATCGGAATATTTGTTTGTCGGCTACGTAACCAAGTACGAGTACTTATTTGCGTTAGCTGGGCCAAACGAGGTGCAGGTCACCTGTGCAGATAATTTCTATTTGCTTTCGCAGACGCAAATTGGTGCGTTCAACCCGAGTGCGGAAACCTCGGGCGAACGCATTGAGACAGTTCTAGCACTCCCTGAAATCGACTATCAAGGCACAACCAACATTGACACTGGAACCGTCAACCTTGGGCATGACAATTCATACAACGTCAATGCTGGCACCAACACGATGCAATATCTCAATGCCATCAACCAGGCCGAGCAAGGCCGACTGTTTATGTCTCGAGATGGCGAATTGACGTTCCAACCGCGTATTGGTGCCACGCTTAGCGGCTCAGTATTGACGTTTGCCGACGATGGCACAGCAACGCCATACGATCAGGTGCAGATTGAGTTTGATGCCGATGGCGTAATCAATCGCGCATACGTTGAAGCACTTGACGGCAAGACAGCCACAGCCAACGATCT